AAGTCATAAGAGATTGTAGGCTCAAGAATACACTGAGCAAGTCTCTCTCCGTTCTCAATTGTGACCAAACAGTCAGTTACATTAGTAACTATAATATACGAAGGCTCCACATAATCGGAGTCAATAATACCCGTCCCGTTTGAAAGTACTAAACCTTTCTTTAAAGCCACACTCGATCGAATAAACATTTTGAGCACGTGGCCTTCTGGAATATCGAAGATTAAACCAGTAGGAACAAGACAGCGGATACCTGGCGGAAGCTGGAAAGCATCTCGCTTATTACCGACTCCTTTTACCAGAATGCCCTGTTCTTTATTCCAATTATTGTATGTTGTTACGTATTGACCATTTTTGATATTTGCTTTAATATCAAAGCATGCCGAACCTTCTGTAGCAAAGACCGGAATATCGGCCTCATCAAACGCCTTATAGACTTTCATAATAAACTCACTTTTTGCCAATATTGTACTTTACAGCCAGCTCCCAGTCACCTTTGTCTTTATAAGAAATAATCTTAATTTGATTGAGTCCAGCAACGGGCTCTTTCGTTTTTTCTTTGTCTACGATTTCAAGCAGCTCCCACTCTTCGAGTAGATTAACGATAGTGTTACGTCTTGCTTGATCTTCTTCAGTAAATGTGTTGTGTTTACCATCTAAGATAAACAGCTCTTTGAAGTGGAGGATAGAATATCTACCCTTCTTGTGTAAGATATGACAGGATTGATACAGCTTCTTTTCTTTTCGAGAAGAGATCCCTATGCGAGTGAGAGTCTCTTTGATTTTAAGGAAACTATCTTCAGTCGGTAGTCTAACTTCTACACCCACGCCTCTAAAAATATCCTCGTTGTCCATGATTAAAAATCACCTTTATAATAATTGTTAGTAGTGTCGTCAATGGTAAACCATCTTGTCTATTTATCATTTTTTGACTCCTCCAACGTTCAGGCGATCATGGATCGTCTTTAGATCTTCCTTTGATAGTGCCTTAAGGTATAACTTCGCGATCGTTCTAGAACACTGATAGACCTGCTGGATGGCATCGAGATCAGCGTCTTTAGTAGCCTTTGGCCACTTTGAAAATCGTTTACGTTTACGCAGTGCAGCTCGATAATAGTCGAACTGAGCGGCAGGAAAGAGATGAGCTCGCATATTCATCTCATTCGCATGGAAGATAGTATCATCGAAGTTAGTAAATCCACGATTAACAATATAGGGAACATACTCCTTTTCTGTTAACTCAGGATTGTCACTATTGCCGATGATATCTTCTTTACTAAAAGAAGCGGCATTCATAAAATCAAACGGGCTTAGCTCTTTACTCATTGCTATAGACCTCGTTAATAGTTTGCTCAAGCTCAATCATAATCTGATCAAACTCGCCGGCACACTTCTCACACATTTTAACTTCGTGGGCTCCATCGAGCGTGTTGAGCTTTACAGTAAAAGCTTTCTTTGCGGCAATCTTGTCTGCACAATTAAAACAGGTTACTCGCTTTTTTAACATTACCATTTCCCCTTTGGACACTTACCACCGGCTCGAGGTTTGAACCAAGTCTTAAGCTTCATAATGCACATACACTCGCGACACATGTCTGTCATACCAAAGTATGATTCACACGTTTGGCAGATAATATATCTATTGTCGCGTGTCTTTTTATCTACGTGATATTCATCAATCTTTGGCATTATTTGAATTCACTTTCGATCATGATTTCCGTAAGGAAAGCAACCATATTGACTTCAAGGTCAGCAACAAAGTTGGCTTTATATTGATAATCCGCGAGGGTTACAACAAAGCCGGGTAGACTACGGAACTCGATCTTGTCGGTTGCCGCATCATAGATCCGACGGAACATTTCATTCATATCCTGATCGGAGTTGTTAGCTACCCATTTGCGCATTGAAGTGAAGTCTTTTGCTTTGAGTAAAGCGAAGAGCTCATCAATACTTTCCTGCTTGAGATTGACAAAGATACCCTCGTCAATTTTACCAGAAGCAGCGTAGGATTGAAGCTCAGTCAGTACTCGACGGAAGTCTGGGAAATGCTTTTCAATTACTTTAGCGACTACGTTTTTGTCGTACTCAATATTTTCCTGTTGCAGGATTGTATTGACACGCTTGAAGAATTGCATGGCAAGCGTAGGGCGCTCAGACTGTTCGATGCTGAAGTCGATTTCAGAAAGTCGAGAGCGAAGAGGAGCGATGATTCGGTTTTTGAAATTACAGGTAAAGATAAACCCGCAATTCGAAGAATATTCTTCTATGAAGTTGCGGAGGGCGGGCTGTACAGATGCAGCGTTGAGGTAGTCCGCCTCGTCGAATATAACATATTTGCGACCACCTGAGAGGGAAACGGAGGAGGCAAACGTTGATATTTCGTATCGAAGGGTGTCGATATTGACATTGAGTGAGCCATTTTTAACAACATAATCGCAGCCAAGCTCATCAAGCATAGCTTTTGCGATTGTAGTTTTACCAACACCTGGTCCACCTGTAAGTAAGAGATTAGGAACACTTTCGTCAGCAACAAACTTACGAAAGCTTTGTTTCATTTTTTCTGGTAAGATGGTGTCATCAATTACCTGAGGACGATATTTCTCGACCCATAACACTTCGTTTGATTTTGCATCAACGGACATAATATAAAACCTTCATCAAAAAAACATCATATAAAAATGGGATGGGACCCGAAGGTCCCACCAAAACAGATTAGCCAACCAGCTTATCTGCAAGCGGACCTTCAGGCGGAACGTCTACATCAACTTCTTGAGCTGCTGCAGCGCTGTCGTCCTGTTGCTCAGGCGCATTTTGCTGTACAAAAGCTGCGAGCTTATTGCGCAGCATACCAACACCTGCCATTTCTTGGCCTTGGAAACCACCGCGTTGAGAAACAACGTCGATGACCTGAACCATAGTAGCAATATCGCCAAGAGCGATGCTTACCGGTTCCTGCTGTTGTTGCATTTGTTCGTTCATAGTATTCATCCTTTGTTATAAGTCGACTTAGAATCAATTGCCACGAAATACGTGACATCCTTGCCTCGAAACTCCGAGATACCTTTGCTGCAAAGCGTAACTCGATAGTCTTGAGGTAGCAGTTTAAGGTTATCGGTTTTAATGATAATCTTAAACGTATCGTCAGTCTCTCCGATTTCGACATCATAGTCGTCAGCATTATCGTTTGAGCTGTCGATTGCCTTGAGATAACAATTGCCGCTTTCGCCTACAAAAGCTACCTCACTAAACTGAAGCACACCTGCCGCTTTCAGTACGGACTGTAAATCATCCCACTTCACATCAACAACAACGTCTTCGGAAGGGATCGTAATCTCTTTCTCAGGCGGAGTATGGATCATTGAAATGTCGGCGTAGACATACTTAGTACGTCGTCTGCCTTCTGAGATAATAAAGTATTTATCATGAAATTCCACGTCTGGATCATCATAGAGGCTTAAAATTGACAAAAACCGTGACATGTCATAGATACATGCTTCTGACGGGATCTCGTCGGGAATGTTCGCAATAGCGATCAGTGTTTTCTCGGGCGTAATAGTTTTGAGTACTGTGCCCTCTTTCATTTGAATAGACTTGTTGATACCAGCAAAGCTTTTCAAAATGGTAAGAGTACGTTCAGAAAATTTCATAACAAAGAGTTCTCCTTTCAAATTTAAGTGCCATTATATAACAGTGGGTCGTAAATGTCAACTATTTCTTTTTCTTTTTACGATAAGTTTTTTGGTTCGATGTTTTGTCTGCAGTAGCTGACACACCGAGCTGGCCAAGGGCGGCCATATTGCCGGCAAAGATATATGAGCCGACATGATTGAGTTGCATCCACGGACACATCCAAATACTCAAATCAATTTTTCGAGATTGCTTACAGAAAAAGTAATCTTCGGATAGGTAGCGGTTTGTATCAGGATCAATTACACAATCAAAAAACGCAGTGATTTTTCGAGTGCCGTCGAAGTTTTCAGTACGTACATGATCCGGAGTATAGAGAAGCTCAGGATAAGCTTCTGCGTATTTCTCGAGAGTTTCACGAGGAATGAGCATGAATCCAGTGCCTGCTTCGGCTACCTCAATAGGATCAGACATTTTCATTGAGGTCTGTCCTTTTACTGGATTGAATACATAGTCAGAAGTAAACTGACCTAGGTTAAATGGATTCTCGTCTGCAAATCCTTGCTTAGCAGCAGCTGCTACCTTTTCCCATGCGATTGTTTTCTTGGGATAAGGACCAGTAATGATATTAAATTTTTCGGGATCAGAAGTCTGAATACCGAGAAGAGCGAGTACATCACGAGCTTGGAAGCCAATGTCACTGTCGATAAACATGAGGTGAGTGCACTCTGAACGAAGAAACTCGTCAACCACATAGTTACGAGCTCGTTGCACAAGACTCTCATTAAACAAATAATAAAACTTAAGTGGAATCCCGTGAGCTCCACAAACCATTGCAAGATCAGTACAGGATTTTGTAAACAAACCTGAACACTGACCGCCGTACATTGGAGTTCCAATAAAAATTGAGTAGTCTCTCAACTGCTCAGTGCTAATTTTCAAATTCATAATAAATCCTTAGTCTAAATCAAACTCTGTTCTATGTAGTAATTGTAATCTGAGTACGTCAATCAAAATATCCCAAGCACTATCATGGGCTTTAAAATTTTCTTCCCACTCATCGATCACAAATCCATTCTTTTTAGGGAAGTTAAGTTTAGCATCAATCCACGTTCTCGTATCTCGTACAAGGTAATACTTGAGGTACTCTTCCATGTGAGTCTTTCTACCTTCAGCAGCAAAGAGACGAGTCAATATCACAGGATCAAAAGTATTTGACCGAGTCCACCAATGACCGATACCACCAGCGTCAATCAAGAAATCATGAAATTGCTGTACAAACTCTTTTACAGTCAAGTCTGTTTTCTTTGGTGCAATATTTCTTTTGACTTCTTTAGGTTGAGATTGCCAGAAGTCGAGAACACCTTGCTCGACTTTAAATCCATAATTTTGAACCTGATCACTCACCGACAGCTTGAATCTCTTAACGCTGTTTATATCCTTACACGTATAAGGATTAGATTCAAATCGATCCCAATCAAATACCATAGCAGAAACATCGACAACCGCACAGTCTGTCGGATCTGTACCCATTGTCTCAAAATCTAAAATCAAATGTTTCATAAGAAAGCCTCAAGCGTATCTTGTTTTTCAACGTATTCTGATTTCTGGCTGTGATTATACTGTATTACGTAGTCTGTGTCAACCAGCTGAAGGTCACCTTCTAAATATTTTTTCACTTCTGACGCCATATCCCTTGCCGTTTGAACGGGAACATTCTGACAAATGTGATTAGCAGACTTCTTTTGATTGAGAAGTTCAAAGTCTTCGGGTAGACCCATAATAGTCATTGCTTCTCGATAGTTAATGTATCGATCTTCGATGGGATGAGTCAGCATTGTAGGATAGTGACCAACAAAAGCACCAATATGATCCTTAGGGATAATCGTACCTCGTCTCATGATGTTGCCACCATTCTTCAACTTCTCATAACGATAACGACACTTTTCGACTTCTTTCTCGTACTCGTTCTTTTCCATCCACTCTCCGACCTGCAAGTAATCATAACCCATACGTTCTATATATGAAAATACATCAGAGTTACGAACTTTCTGAGGCTCTACAATATCAACAAAATCCCGATGGCTAATACCACCATGAATATGTTCAAGAATAAACTTGTAATAAAGATCATCTTTAGACGGCGTCTTCGGATTAATAGGCTCGGTCTGGAAGTTTGATCTGACTCCTTTGATAACGTCTTCAATCTTGACATGCTCCCTGTTGTAAAAATTCAATAACGGGGTTTTATCGTCACGCCAAAAGAAATAGAATGATCGCTCTCTTATTTGCGGGCCCCCGTGTAGCAAGGACTTTGTACGATATACACTCATTGTATATCCATTTTCCTGGCCAATCTTTCTTAAATGATTTCGAACATTCTCACCGATCTTACCGGCAAAGCCTGGTGCATTCTCACCCCAGAAAACTTTTGGCTTGATCGTACCGAGAACATGTTCGGCAGTAATACTCATCCACTCATTGTTTGGGTTATGGTCACCAAATCCATGTGATAGCTGAGATAAACCGGCACAAGGACATACAGACGAGACCACATCCACAGACTCAGTAGGATTTTCTCCTTTGTCGAGGACGTAATAAGGTACACCACTATAATAGTGTCGTGCATGAGCATCGTTAGCTTCAAAAGCTTCGTATGACATCATATAAGTTGGCTTCTCACCAAAGGCGAGTTCTGAGCCAATTGTTTCACCACCAATGAGTGGTACAATTGAAGCGTGTTTAATCATAGATTCTCCTTGATGCTATTCATCAGGTCTGTGAAAGTGTACTCGGCGTCTTGGTGTTGCTTATAGAATTCAAACGCACCTTCTCTCCACTCATCTCGCAAAGCAGCATCGGCTGTAAGCTTTTTGACCTGTTCTATGACTTGGTCTTGATTACCTTCACCCAGCCATAGTGTATAATTGTTTTTCGATTCCGATAAAGGATCGCCGGTTACTCTATGTATGCATACGTCACCATACTCTTTTCGAAAGACTGGAATAGCACCAGCCGCAACAACTTCTTGGTGAGTATATTCAATTGATCGCTCAATGTATTTTGGCTTAAGGATACTCAA